ATTACCTTCCCATAGATTAAATTCTGAAATAATTGGTCTATACCAACGACCAATATCAAATGAACCTGGGACTATTGCACCATATTGAAGGTGTGGTGCTTTATGAAAATAGGGAGAACTTGTAGCTAATGTCAAACTTTCTTCCGCAAAGAGAGCATATGCCATATGATATTCAAAAAGAAAATTATCTTTAAGTGTTGGTTTATGGGTCACGCCTGCGGCATTATTAGTTGTTTTTGAATTTAAATAACTAATATTTAATTCTTTGTTTTCATCAAGCTGGCATCTTAATGCTGTCTCTGCGACATTTTTTACCATATAGGTTCTTTTAAACTTTTCAGAAACAGCTGGGCAGTTAATGTAGTTTGGATATGGTCTGTCTGGATCGCCTCTTGAAATAAAGTCTTTAAAAATATTTACAGGATCATGATATACAATATCCAGATTAACCCCAGCTTCTGGAGCCCACCACGGAGCCCAGTAAACAACAATCTCATTAGATCTTTTTTCTTTCATCAATCGTACCTCTTTTTATGCCAAATATTTTTTATATAACCACCAGTAAAATATTTCTTTAGTCTAGAGAGATCTCTAAAATATTTATACTCACTGTACTCTTCAACATCAGATTTCCAAGACTCTCTTTTTATAGGAAGCATTTGGTAAATAGGAGTTCCTGCTGGGATTACACCAGAAAATCCTTCTTTAATATAGAAAGGTATTGACCCATCAATATTAACACGACCACGATCTGTATCAACGATACCAGACATTGTTATAAATGGTAAATCATATCTATTCATAGGATGAGTATATAAAGTAGACCATCCATCTGGGGTATCTACAATCCAATTTTCAGACCATGTAAATTCAATTGGATAATATCCTTCTGGGAATTTCTGGATGTTTGAATTTTTAGGGTATGTACGATATCTTACTGGAACAAGACCTGGTATTTGCAATGAATGATTAATTTTTATAATAAATTCATTATTATCATTTTTAGTTATTTCTATAAAAATATCTGTTGATAACTCTTGAATATATCCCCCTGTTAGAGCATCTATATATGGCATGCAATGCTTTACAGATGTATTTAAGCTAGAGTCAGATAAGTAATCAGCCTTACCTCCAAGAAAAGAATCAATCTTCTTCCACCATTCTGGTACATAAGATTTAGCTGGTTTTGGATATTGAGTTGCAGTAGCTGCTATTTTACCTATTGGAACAAAGCGGATGTCTAATGTCATTTAAACTTTGGACCCTCTATCCAAACAACCAAACTCTTCCTCGTTCCATCAGTTACTGGGGTAACACGATGCATTGCATAAGATGGGAAGAATATAATACTTCCTTTTTCCTGATTAATGACATGCTCTGCTGTTGTATCAGGATTCATATATATTTCAAAATTTCCACCATCAAACTCAGACTGATCGGTTAAAATAACACTCAAAGATAATTTTCTTGTTGTAGCAATATTACCAATCTGAACATCTTTGATTGGGTCAATATCCATGTGCCAATTGTAATGATCCAAATCACTTCCATATTCTGTATATTGAATATAAGAAAAACCATATAAATCATATTGAAAATATTTATCATTTACAAAAGTAGATGCTTCAATAAGTCTATTAAAGATCCAATCCGTTTCTTCACCTGGATTGACAAATGAATTTTTTGACTGACGGTGATTGCTATAGATAGATTGATCTCCGCCAACAACAGAATCCATCATTGGAAGATTGCTTCCAATTTCACTAATCAAATCACACTCATTACTGGTAAACACTCCGCTTAGCGCAATAAATGGATGAGTTGTGCTGTAATAAAAGTTAGGATTAATTATCATTTAAATTACCTTTTGTGTAGAATCTGTGGATCATTGCTTTTCTTGGATCACTCATGTCCCATGTATTCTCCTGACCTTTAGCTTTCAACATAGCTTGGCTATACTGCGGATATTCTTCAAATACTAAGCGCCAGTAATGACTTATCACATTAATTGCTGTATATGCAGAACCAGTATTTGCAGTATGTCTATCATTTAATGCAGAAAGTATGGATTCACTTTCTTCTCTAAAATGAGATGCAACCGCTTCTGTAATATCAAATAAAAATTCTGGGTTCTCATCAATTAAATCAAAAAAACTTAATGTTTGATCTAAAAAAAGGATTTCTCCTTGATAAAACACAGCTGGACCATGTACTGTCTTTCTAATCTCGTAATTTTTCACACAACCATATTACCACTTACCAAGTGGACATGTAGCATTTATCAAATGTGTCTTTATTTTCATAAAACAATTACATTCTTTACAAGTAAATGTTGGTTTAAATAATCTAGGGCATTGCCTACAAATATCTAAGCGTTCTTGAGCCTTACTCTTACTGACCTCTTCCATAAAATTCTTCTTTCAACTAGAGTGGATCGTAATCAAATGTTGTAACTGTTGTTCCAGCATTCAGTGTGCTTGGACCAACAAGCATACCGTGTTTCTTAGCTCTTGCTGGGGTTCCTGCTGATGCTGTATATGATGCTACAGCACCACCAGATGTCATCTGGGCAGTTATTGCTGCACTTGACACTCCAGTATTAGCTTGAACATAAGCAACATAATCACTATTATTTGTTGTATTTGCAATAGTTGTTGAGTTTACAGTTGATACTGTGCCTGAGCTATTTTTGACGGTTTCAAGAGTGTGAACATAGTATGTTGTTAAGCTTGCTGCATAAGAAACATAGCATGTTGTTCCACTCAAAGAACCACCGCTAGGGCATCCATATGTTGTTGGACCAGGAGCATGGTTTGGTCCAATACAACCAACCCATTCGTGACCATTGAGTAGACAACAAATACCATGATATGTATAACCGCCTGGGCAATAGTAGTATACGCTTCCGTAGGCAGCTGCGCCATATGAGTAGTTACAATTGGAACCGCTTAATGTACCACCTGATGGGCATAGATATGGAGTTCCTGTTGTAGAAACTTTCTTGCTATGAGCCCCCCACCAGTTGTTAGCATCAGTTACCCAGAAAGAAACACCGACTCCAGCATGAGTGTTATCAGTTGTTGATTTTACTGAGGCGTTTTCACCCTTTGTATCAACAGCAGCAACTGCATAGTTACCTGGTGTGCTTACAGCATAAGCTTTATTGCTAATAATACCCCATGTTCCGCTAACAGCCTCCCACGGTGTGGATGTTGATGTTGGCAATGCAGTTGTGCTATTTGATGCAGTAAAGGTATCGGTAAATCTTGTTAATCTTGCAAGAAGTTGTCTTGGGCTTAGTGGTCCAAGTGTTTTTGATGCCTTAAATAAAAAACCCATTATTCCTCCAATTAGTAGTTCAAGCTTGAGCTACCAAACACTGTCCATGCACTTCCTGTTCTCAAAAGAACAAAGCTGAATATGTCAATCTTGTTTGCTGTGCCAGATGGAGCAGATCCACCAGACCACTTAAGTGTTTGATCAACACCGTCGATTTGCAATGCGCTTGGAATATAAGCCGTAGCTCCCTGAGTTACTATTACAGTGACAGATAGTGCTCTGTCATTTGTTGTTGGGGCATTTGTAACATTTAATGTGAAGTTTGCCGAAGGCGAGCTTACATAAGTAATGTTTGTTGCTGTCCAATCCAATGTCAAAACATTTGTGCTAATAGATCCAGATGTTGCAATTTCAGCCATCTCTGCTGCTATCAAAGCACCAGAAACTGTTAGACCACCAGTTAATGTGGTATTTCCAGTTACAGCTAGATCTGTTGATACAGTAGCATTTCCTGTTACCGTAAGATTTGTTGAAACTGTTGCATTACCTGTTACAGTTAAGTTTGTTGATGCAGTTGTATTGCCTGTGACCGTAAGGTTTGTTGAAACAGTAGCATTACCTGTTACTGTAGCATCTCCACTTGCCTCAAGGTTGGCAACAACCAAAGATGCATTTGCACCTGCTGCAAAGTTTGCAGTTGTTGTAGGAGCTGATGTGAGATTAGTAAATAGTTTAAATTTACCATCGCTTGCATCTCTTAAAAGACCTGCGTATTTATCAGAACCATCATTAAATTTACCAGCAAATCCGAGATCAAAAGTATCAGCAGTGTTTGTATTACCCATATATACAATGGGGTCTGATACAGTAAGGTTATTTGACTGGAATGCACCACCACCGATGGTAATTGTTCCCTGAATACTTGTATTACCTTGAATATAAACATTACCACCAATACCGACACCGCCAGCAACAGTTAGAGCTCCAGTTGAAGAGCTTGTTGAGTTGGTTGCAATATTAATTGCAACAGATGTATTTGGAGTAATAACCATCTGAGTATTGCTACTCTGAAGACCGCCAGCTGCAAAGATGATCTTATTTTGTGTGCCATTACCACCAGTAGCAAGAATAAGATTGCCGTGACCAACAGAAAAAGCTGGTGCTTCCACGAATACATATCCGTCATGAGGACCAGTGACGGTAAACCCTGGGTCTGAGAAGTTTGATGATGTAATACCAATATCAATCCAACCAGTATCGTCATCACCCGAATCTGCGTATGCGATAATATCTGTTGAGCTGTTTGCATTAGTACCCAGGTTTCTAAACGCAATTTGTGAATAATCAGTCGTATTTGATTGAACAACAATAGTTGGGTTTGTAAGAGTCGTTGCAAAAACATTAGCATTTGGTCCAACAAAAGTATTTCCAGATACTGCTAGACTTGTGATAGTTGGAGAGTTTGTCCAAGATGCATTTGATCCATCTGTTGTAAGCAACTTACCCATGTTTCCAGTTTGAGCTGGGATTGGGTCGGAACCATTAACGATAGTTTCCCAATTACCACCTGTTTCATTAGCAAAACCAGGATAGGATGATGTGAAATCAGTTGTTGCAATTGCATAGTCAATACCGTTGTAAACAACATCATCTTTTAGATATGCAGTATTTGCTGCCCATGAACCACGATTTCTAAGACCACGAACAAATGATTCCCATTTGTTTGCTGCGAGGTCTGTTGAGAATGTTGCTGATGTATGAGCGATTAGACAAATATATGTTGAACCGCCTCTAACAACAATATCATCCACCTTATAAGCAGTTGTTGTTGACCAGTTTCCTTTGTAATCTTGTCCTTCTGACATGACAAGCCAGTATGTAGTGTCTGTTGGGAGGTTGCCACTAGCATTTGTTGTATTGATATATACATATGATTTTCCACCATATGACACAACATCATTAATCTCATATGTGGTAGCACCACTATATGCACCTTGATGGTAGAACCTTAGTCTACCAAGATCTATTGCAGCCATTTATGCAACCTCCGCTATTAAATTCTTTTCATTACCAGTATACCAAGAAAATGTTAATTCAGCTTGGCTGGTTAACCAGTTCTTATAGATATCATGATCTGATGGGTCAAAATACTCATTATCTGGAGTAAATGTATCCCCTAGTCTATGTTTTGGAATTGATACAACATTTACTGTTGTAGTATCGTATTCGTGTGTGATTATTGATGGTTCAAGAATTTCTTGAATGATTAATTTAGCGTTTGCTGGATAGTACTGAAAGCCATAAAACTTGTCACCGATCTTAAACTCTTCTTTTGCAGGATCCCATGTGACTACGGCAGATGCTCCAGAACCACCAGTTCCAGATCCACTATTTATAAGATTAGGCATATTCTACCCCGCTAATATTAAATGTTATTGTGCTATTACTTGAAGCAACATAAACATTACTATTTGCTGGTACTACAATTGATGTGTTGTAATACAGAACATCACTTTTAATCACATTAGCATTGCTAATAATTTTATTATTATTTCCAGGTGCAGCTCCAGCTACCAGAATATGGATATCTACTGTAGCATTTGCTGTATCACTGGTATTACAAATATTAATTGATTTAATAATTGTATAATTTCCAGCCGTATTAGCTACTGTATAAACATTAGAGCCAGTTGAATTGCCTAAATATAAAGATTTTGGAACTAGATTTGCCATTTATGCCCCCATCCACATTAAAACTTCATTATCATATGTTGTAGTATTCATGTCTTGAATTGTTGCTGCATCAAGTATATGATCAACAAAAGCTCCAGATGTATGTGCTCTTGCAATCGTACCATCATATCCACGAGTTTGAATTGTAAAAGTTGTTCCAGTTCTTGACGAAATCAACATTTTTTCTTCATCACTTGTTCCTCTGTCAATAACGACAGCAAATGGATTTGATCCAGATGGAAAGCCTACAGCATCGGTTACAGAAAAAGAAGAGGCACTATTTGAAATATTAGCACTTAAGTTAGTTCTTAAAGCTGCTCCTGTAAACTCTCTTCTCAGCATTCTAAACCCCTTAGTCAATGCTGATATCAAGATCGCCTGTTGCGATTCTTAAAGTATCCCCAGCATCTGTTGTTTTATTTGTCGTAAGTGTTCCATACAACAACATATTTCCGCTTGTCAGAGCATCAAAAATACCAATCGCTACTGTTGTAGCAGCTGGCATACCAGTAAAGTCAACATTTGAATCATTTGATGTTGCACCACTAGATGCTGCAGTGAATGTTGCGATTTGACGAGCATATGAACCACCAGTAACCTCAGTTCCACCACCAGCATCTGATGGAGCTACTGTGAACAATGCAATATAAACATCGGCTGGCATTGAATAGGATGTTGTCCCAAGGAAGTGATCAATAAGTTTATTCTCAAGATAGTTTGTAAGATTGCCTGCCATTATTAATCCTCCTGATTAGTATAATACATTTCCTTTTCTTCATCACTAGGCAATCTAAAATTATCTAATGCAAGAAGTAAATTAGCTTCTTCTGCTGAGAGTGCAGCCATTTTATTTCTTTGTGAAAAATGGAATCCAGACCCTGTTGTATATCCAGCACCGCTTTCAAAAACAATTAGAACTGTTCCTTCTTTAGAAACATTTTCTTCAGTAATCTGTTTTTTTGCCGCAGCTTTTTTTGCTGCTGGCTTTTTTGGTTTGTTAATTTCTTCTGTTGTTACACTTACTTCGTTATTAGTCATATGATCAATACTATCATCTATATCTATTTAAATCAATCAGGTATGATAAAAGGCGGGGTCTTTTGACCCCGCCCGTTATCTACTTTAATTGTTTAAATTAGAGTGAGCGCAACTTAACATTCTTACCGATTACATATGAATCAGCATTTTCAATGTTGCTTGCAACTCTCATGTACTGTGTGTACTCAATTGTGTCAGTCTTTGGCTTGAACTGGCGATACACTGTGATGTCACGGTGGATACCAATTACACGGTTATTTGGGAATGTAAGTTCTACATAACCATGCGAACCAGCTGCTGCTGAGTAGTCACCAGTTACTGTTTCTGGCATCAGAGGTACTTCAATCAATGGAATACCGAATGGTGCAAGACCAGTTGCACCTGGACCGCCATTTGCTCTCATTGAACCTTGCAAGAATGCCATTTCACCAGCTGTTGACATTGGAGCAGGTGCGCCTGCTGTTGCCTCAGTTGCTGAGTTTGGATTACCCAAGCTGTAGATTGAGTCTTGAACAACGCCTGGACCTGTGAAGAATCGCAGTTCATTACGGCGCTGCAAGTACTTGCTTGGCAAGTTGCGGAGAACTTTGTCGTAAACCGAACGGGAAACATTGTTTCCTGCGAAATCTACAGTTGTACCGCTTGCCTTTGCAAGCTTAACAAAGCCATCAAGAGCCTTAAGAAGACCGTTGTTTGACGATGTATTACCGTTGATAAACAAGTCATCAAGGTCGTTTGCTGTCTGGCGAGCCATGATTTGTGCAATATGGTCTTCCAGTGAAGCGCCCTCAATGTTGTCTTCCAACGATTCTGTTGAAATATTCCAGTCAAGACGGAGCTTTACAGTTGAAAGCGATACCTTGCTGAATGTGACAGCTGCGTTTGCGCCATCATCTGTTGCTTCGGTTGCCTTTGCAAGCAAACGAGTACCGACAGACACCTTGTCAATGTCCATCTGAGGAGTGCGCATACGCACAACTCTTGCGTTCTTCATGAGAACCGATTGATCAACAACAAAGTCAAGGAAGCGATTTGACTGCTCTGGGTAGAGAAGTCCACCACCACCGCTGACTGGGCTGCTGTTTGAAACCACCGATGTGGTGACTTCGTTAGCTTTTGCTAAAATTTCTTCTTGTGATGCCATAGTAGTTATTCCTCCTTACCTTATGACCTGTAACCTAGGGAGTTAATTAACTCCTGTGGCAAATATGTATTTTTCCAGAATGATTGCGGAGCAGCTTTGGCGATAGCCTCTGCTTCTACTTCCTCTTCTTCTGGGTCTACGCTCTTCTTTACAGCGCCAGCTGCGGCAAATGCCTCAACCTTCTCTGTTTGCTCAGCGAGAGCCAACTCTGCTGTTTCCAGCTTCTGTTGAAGCTCAGCACTCTGAACCTCAAAACCCTTTGCGACTGCTTCAATTTTTTCCTGAACAGAGGCTTCAACTTCTTCCTTGATTGAAGTAGCAAAACTAGCCAGTTTTTCATCAACAACAGCACTCAGAGCATCTTTAAGAACATTAATGTCCATTTCTTCCTCCTGTGTGTCTCCACTTACTTCAACGGAAGTTGAAGTTGTTTCTTCTGCGACATCGGGAACAAGCCATCCAATAAACTTCTTTAACAGACTAAGTTTACTAATTTCCTGTTCATTCATGCCAGAGATCTTATCATAAGTATTATTTAATTGCAATTCAAAGTCTTGCTGAATAACGGAATCCATTTTTTCAATCATCTCCTTAATTGTATCAAAAGTTTTATCATCTTGTATGGTGATATCATTTTTTGTTACTTTTTCATTAGGTTTATCTGGAACACAGTTTGGAACCATATCTCCGTTCTTACCTACTTTTTCACCTTCTTGGTGATAACCTTCCAAACAAGAACCTTCTTTTTCAACTTTCTTCTTTGGCTTAAACTTTGGTGAACCCGAAGGAAAAGGTGGTACAGTTGGTGATTTGATTCCGTTTCTAGATGGATACTTAGACTCTGCATTCTCTGTTGTCACGGATGCTTCTTTTTCAATACCTTCACAAGAATTACAACCGCACTCACAGCCTTCATCTTTTACCAACTCTAAAATTGTATTTAAGAGATCTTCATTAAAATCATTTTCAAAATAACCCTTCTTCTTTGAATTAGCATATCGCTCAAGCAATCTACGACCCTTTGCTGCAAGCCTTGCTGCATCGGAGGCATCCTGTGGAACTGGCTCACCCCAAGCTGCCGCTGATAGCGCTAATCTTGTTGGCTCACCATTTGGCTTCTTCATTGGTCCAGATGGATTTGTAAAAAATCTTGTTAAAAACGAACCTTTTCTGCGCATTTTTTCTGGAGTGTCGGCTGGACCTTTAACACCTGGTTTTAGATTTGCACCTTCCGTTTGCTTAAAGTGTCTTCTGCCAGCAGCGGTTAATCCACCTTTTGGATCCTTCAACCTCTGTTTTGCTTTTTCAAGCTGACAATCTTCGTCACATTCAAGAGCATATTGCATATCACCATTTTGATCCATTTTTACAATGTCAATAACAGCTAAAGCATTAGCTGGATTATCAACCAAACTTAATTCTCCAAGAACATATTTCTTAATAATATTTACAGGCTTTCCTCTAAACATTTTCTCTGTTGATTCAGCTTTCTGAATAACCTTGCCCCCAATTGAGAATGAACGGAGTGTTCCATCAAGGATTTTTTGCCATGTATTTTCTGCACCTTTGGATATGTATGCCTCTACCTTAAAAGCATTATACTTTTCACCGTCTGGACCATCAATAGTTACTGGTTCATAACTGACAGCTTTACCGACAGCAACTGGGGCATGCATTTCTCTGATATTTCCACCCCAATTGGCAAAAGCCTCTTTAGATGCCTCAAAGTCAACAATATCTCCAGCTTTATCAACATTATCTGCAGTAGCAATACCAACTACAATTCTTTGCTCCCTCTTAATCATATCAATTGGGAATGAAATATTAAAATCCGACATTTACGCCTCGTGACCTACTAGCATATATTGTTTTCTACAATATTGCAAATCAGCCTAATGCAAATACAGCAACCGCCGAGTTAGCGGTGACTACTTGAATTGTTGTATAATCACCGCCAATTTCAATATACTCTGTTGACTCAGCTGGGAGCAACACTGTATATTGCTCATTAAGTTTAATATCAACATCGCTAGCGCCTTTGTTGTAAACATACAATTCGCTTGTATGTTGTCCAATATTTACAACACCATCTGCTGTTACTAAATTTTTGTTTGAATATACCAAACTACCTTCACTCATTTTATTCTCCTTGATTAAACTTACTGGTTGAATCATTGTTCACTCCAGAATCCTGATTTTCGCCTCTTTCGGCTTGAGCACCATCTGCTACTGGATCACTTGTAGCCCCATCACCAGTTGGTGATTTCGGAGGGTCGGATGCTGCATTATTAGAATTACCTACTGGAGCACCTGGACCTGATTTACCAGCAGCGTTTTGTTCTTTTTTAACATTTGTTGGGAATGGAAGAACCTCATCTCCATCATATCTTTCAGGAAGTCCAATCTGTCCTCTAACTTCATTGGGGGTAAGAACCTCTGTACGGAGGTATCTATCGTTAATTCTTGATTGAATGTCTTCATCAACCAAATCAATTTTCTTAAGACGAATTTGCATCAAATCTGTGAATTCAGCAATGATACGATTTAATTTCTTCTCAACAATTGCCTGATCTGGTCCAATTACCTGCATCTTAAACGACTTGTCTGCATCTCGTGAAACAGCAAGGTTTGCATTATCGTAAACACCAACTTTTGGAGCAGGAACTCTGTTAGCAACAAGGATTTCGTCTCTATTTGATTTTCTGTACTTATCAAATGATGAATCCTGAATGCCAGCTTCAAGTTTTTCAAACTTAATATCAGTGTCAGTGCCAAGACTTGCAGGGATTGGGACAACAAGTGTTCCATGATTCCTACCCTTCACTTCATTTCTAAAGTAATTGATCAATTCTTGTTTTGACTTGTTACTTAACTTTGCACCTTTGATAAGAATTGCATAACGAGG